AAGATTGTCGGCTGGGTGACGACGCCGCCGCGTGCGAACGGCACCACGTTGCCGCCGGAGAAGACATTGCCGTTGGCCGAAGGCACGAGCCCCTTGAAGAGGTCGCTCAAAAGCCCGCCGGAGAAGTTGCTGTCACCGAATATGCCGCGCATCAGCATGTTGGTCGACATCTTGATGAGCGAACTTGTCAGGCTATTGACCGCAGATTGCATGGACTTCGCGAAGCCCTCGCCGCGGGCCATGCCGGAGGCAAAGCTGCTGAAGGCGTCGGAGATGCCGCCGCGGATATCGTTGAGGGTTTGGAGCGAGTCCTTGAAGTCCGCCGTTCGCTTAGCGAGGGTACCAGCATCATTGGCGGCTTTCGCCATAGCCGCTCCGATCGCAGGCGTCACCTGCAGCCCGTCACGCTGCGCTTGGTTGAGCATTTCTTGCTGACGTGCTGCGGCAGCGACTTCCTCCTGAGAGCGCCCGAAATTGAATATTTGAGAGTCAAGCGCCCTGTTCTGAAGCTGAATATCCTGCTCGCTCTGCTTTACGATGCGAGTGTACTTCTCCATCTGGTCAGCGGCGTGAAGATCGACACCGATGGAACCGATCCTGCGCCTGGCTTCCGCGGGATCAACGGCGATCCCGCCCGCGGGAGTTTGCGCCGGGCGATATGCGGGGACGTTATCATTTCCGGCCCGCGGCGCTCCGCCGTTTGCGCGCCGAACCATATCGTCGATCACTTGCTGCAGCGATCCGATGGCGGGGGTTTCGCGGAGCGAGTATCCCTCGAATGTGTTCAACCGTCCGAACGGGCCAGCCGGGGCAATCGGCGCGCCTTGATCGACACGGTTTGTTGACCTGGCACGCCACTGGTCTTCAGGGATGGCGGCCTGCCGACCGGGGGCGTTTCCGCCCGCCGCTCCAGTGACGGCAGCCGTGAAATTCGTCAGCGCCGCCGTCGCCAGATCAAGGCCGAGCCGGAACGGCACAAACACCGCAGGCAGATCGCGGGAGGCGCCGACGTCGGTCTGGCGCTGGAGCTCGCGCATGCGCTGCTGGATTTCGACGGCGCCGCGCTCACCTGGAAGAAGCCCGGCGAGTTCTAGCCGGTTCTTGGCGTCCCGCTGTGCCTCCATCACTTGCCGCAGGCCGTCGGCGCGGGCTTGATTGACTGCAGCTTCAGCCGCTGCCGTCGCCTCTGTGGCTGTCTTCCCTTCGCTGATCGCCTGCGTATATGCCTGCTGCGCTGAGACCGCAGCACGCTGCGCCGCCGTCATGGCAAGGGTCTGCTGTATCTGAAGCGCGGACTGTAGCTGCAACTGCTGCATGGGGTTGAGCGTCATGCGCAGGCTGTTGCCATAGCGCTCCAGCGCCTCTCGCGCGCGGGAAGCATCTTCGCCGCTGAGAGCGCCGTTCTGCAGAGCGTCGCCGATCGCCTTGATCCGGTCCTGGAACCGCTTTGCCGCCTCTTCCCAAGGCGTGATCTCGCGGACGTAGCCGCCGGCGACACGGGATAGCGCAGATCGCTCCGCACCCCGCTGGTTGAGGATCGCCTTGGCGGACTCTTCCATCGCGGTACGCCATGCCGCGATTACATTGTTTTGCCGCCCGGCTTCAACTCGATCATATTCCGTATCAGGGTTTATGCCGCGTCGCGTGAGGCTGAGCCTCTGAGACCGGGTAAGAGTTTCCCTGGAACGCCGTGGCGCGTTCATCGCCTCTTCAAGCCGCTCTTGGGCCGTCGGCGCGGACAGCGCCTGCCCAAATCGTGTCCAGAGGTCGCTCAGGACCACCTTGGTTTTCTCGAAGGCGTCGGACAGCGCATTTGTGCGGACCGTGACCTGAGACATCGCGTCGTTATAGGCGCGCAGAAGCAGCGCCTGTGCCCGGTTGTCGGCGTGTGGGCGAGCCCGTTCTTTGGCGGCCAGCCCGTCTCCCAGATGTTCCGTGAGGGGATGACGGTCTATGAGATCGTCAAGACCATGCCCTGCTTGCCGGAGGATTTCTGTGACCGCGGAACCGTCCGGATCAATGACAACGAAGTGAACCACGGGGCATGGCACCTTGTCCGGCCGAAGGGCTCGACGCGTCTCAAGCCGATCACGGTGACGTTCCACTACGCTCCTCGCGGCGGGAAAAAAGGCGGCTCCGGAAAGATGATCATCGCCGTCGTCGCGATGATTGCGCTGGCTGTTTTGACGGCCGGCATCGCAAACGCTGGATGGGCGGCGACATCCATTGGCGGATTCGAGCTTTTCGCGGCGGGCTCCATCTCAGCGAAGATCCTTGCCGGCGCCGTCGGAATCATCGGAGCGCTCGCGATCGCTGCGCTCACGAAGCCGCCGACGTCGAAGAAGATCGATGACACGGGCCAGTCGCCAGAGGCGTCTTCAGCCGACGGGAACATTCTGGCTGCAAACGGACCTGTCCCGCGCGTGATCGGAACGCGAAAGATATTCCCGCCGATGGCATGCGAGCCCATCGTCGACCTGATCGGCGAGGACGAATATGTCGAGGCGCTCTACATTCTCAACGGTCCCCACCAGATTGAGGATATCCGTTCCGGGGACGCGGCGATTGATGACGACGCGGCGATCGAATACCAGGTGCGCGAGGGATGGCCATCGGACGATATCCAGACAATCTCGACGCGCATCGGCAAGACAACTGCGACGAATATGGAATTGAAGCCGCATGCGCTGGCGGCAAATTCATCTTTCAATCTCGCAAACCAGACGCGCCCCGATTTGGCCGTCCCCCAGTGGACGCGCATCTCCACACGCCAATCTCCAGACCATGTTGCGCTTCATTTGCTGTGGCCGGGCGGGCTCATCTACACGCAAGACCCGACGACGTATTACATCTTCATGCCGATGCGGATCAGGATCCGAGAAAAAGGCACGACGACATGGGTCAACTTGCCGGAGATGCACTTCCGCGGCCAAAACCGGCAGCTTGCTCAGAGGGCGCAAGTAATCCTGCATTGGGAGACTATCGAAAATGTCAGCCCGAGCATAGACGCTTGGACAAAGTCAGGGTTTGTCGGTGTCAATACTCGAGTGCCTGGACAAGACGTGCTTACGCCGGTCGATCCGACGTACCAGTGGGAGGCGCATTCCCACTTTTACGCTGGCAGCGGGGCCCGCTTCCTATGGGGGCCGAACTCCTACGCTTCTGGCGTCCGCAATATCAGGGTCGACGCCAACGGCGCGGCCATCCGCGACAGCGGCTTGTTCGGGCTGACCGCCTATGATGACGGAACTCAAATACGGAACTGCGTTCACGTCTACCTTGATCCGAACGTGTTCCCGAAAGGCGTTTACGAAATTGAGGTGATGCGCGGGGGCATCTATTCGAACACGTTCGATTTCAGCATCTATTCCGATGGTGGTTACGTCAGAAACTTCTTCAAATATTACGAAGCGAGCGGTTCCCTTCGGTTGCATTACGCGATGACGGGCATCTCCGACTCGTGCATGCTTGCGCGTGCAATCTCGATATGGGATGAACTCCCGCTTCCAACAAACACATTTGCCGTTATCGCGCTTCGTGCGAGAAACAAGCAGATTTCTGCGGTCTCATGCCAGGCGTCCGGCTATGTCAAAGACTGGGATGGTCCGGGGTGGAACACTTGGACCACGACCAGCAACCCGGCGCCTCATTACCGCGATATTCTGACCGGTCGGCAAAATCCAGACCCTCTCCCCGAAACGCTGATCGACGACGCCGCGCTTGTCGCTTGGCGCACGCACTGCACGGACAACGACTATACGTGCGACTACATCGCAGAGGGCGCGCGCACCGAAGAGGTGCTCGACATTGTTGCCGCATGTGGTTACGCGCGACCCTATTGGTCGGAAAAGTGGGGCGTCATCCAGGATTATGACCGCTCCGCGGAATCGCCTGTGCAGGTTTTCACGCACAGAAACATGCGCGGGTTCAAATTCGCGAAGGGCTTCCCGAGGCTCCCTGACGGGCTTCTGATTTCCTACAGGTCCGACGAAGAGAACAGCAGGACGCAGCAAGTCGCCGTGTATCGGAATGGCGAGATCGTGGCCGACGGCCGGCTCGAGCAGGCGAACTACGAAGGACTCATTGAAAGGGACAAGGTCGAGCAGCGCGGGGCGTTCGACCTGGCGCAGGCACAACTGCGCGGCACATTCTATTCGTGGGAATCGCCGGCCGAGGCGATCGTGTGCAGGCGCGGGTCTCTTGTCGCTGTGCAGAGTGACGTGCTCACCCGCTTCGCCGGGCATGCCCGGATCGTCAAGACCTTCGTGTCTGGCGGGAACATCACTGCGATCCAGATCGATGCCGATCTTGTGATGAAAAACAGCGGCGGGGTCGAGACGATTGCCGAAGTCTCCACTGTGGAAGAGGTTGCCGACGTCGGTCTGACGATGGCCTGCGCGATCCGGCGCGTGACGGGCGAGACGACCATTCACGCGCTGCAGAATGTCGAAGGCATGAGTGACGTGCTCACCTTCACCTCGCCTATCGCAAACGACACGACGTCCGGCGGCCCGCGCGATCCCGCAACCATCCCGGAGATCACATCCGGGTGTCTCGTGACGATCGGGCCGCTCGGGCAGGAATATCGCAGGATGATCATCTCCCAGATGATCCCCGGCCAAGACATGACTTTCCAAATGACGGCGGTCGACGAAGCGCCGGAACTGTGGGCTTAACCGATGGCGGCAAACAGAACGATCCCGACGACCGGCGCCGGTTCGGCGGTCTTCCCCGACATCAAGGAAGAGATCGAGGCGCTTTGGAAATACGCTTGTGTCCCGCTGACGGGATATGGCGGCACAGCCAATGCGATCACCGCCAATGCCGAAGTCACGCTCGCCGCCTATGCGCACGGCAACAAGTTCACGCTCAAGCCGCCGGCGGATGTCACTAGCGCGCTCACGCTGAACATCAACGGGCTTGGCGTCAAAGACGTGGTGGACCGCCACGGCAATGCTATCGTCGACGGATTGATGTTTGCCGATGGCGAGTACCCGGTCGAATATGACAGTGCGCGTGGTGATTTTGTCGCCGTCACGTTGGAGCGCGGGCTCGTCGGGAGACAGTCGCGATATTTCTCTTGCGCATCAGGTGATGTCTTCGCGCGTTCATCCAACGGGCCAGCAGCGACGACGCTTGAAACCTCGACGTACAAGATCAATCTTAAAGGCCTCGGGTTCGATGCTACATCGTCGGAATATGCGCAGATCGCGTTCCGCGCCGAAAAAAGATGGAACGAGGGCACCCTTACCGCCATCTTCGTTTGGGCGCACGGCTCGACGACGACGAACTACGGCGTTGCATGGAACATCCAGGGCGCGGCGTTCTCCGATGACGAATTGGCAGATGCTGCTTTCGGAACCGCTGTCACCGTCACGGACGTCGGCGGGACCACAAACAAAATCTATATGACCGCTGAGAGTTCGGCCTTCACGCTTTCGAACACGCCGGCGGCGGGCGACTTAGTCGTGCTTCAGGTCTACAGAACATCAACATCTGGAAATCTTGCGGTGGACGCGGTTCTTCTCGGCGTCCACCTGTTCTGGACCTCCGACTCATCTGAAGAGGCCGCCTGATGCTTCCCGTCGTCTTCGCCTATACCAGTCAGGAAGACTGGGACATCGCCTTCGCCTTCGTCGACGAGAACGGCGCCGCAATCAACATGAGCGGCCGGTCCTACCGGGTCAAACTTACTGACCAGGCCGGCACCGTCGTCGCGACGCTCACCACTGCGGATTCGAGCCTCGCCGTCACCGGCGCGAACTCCAATGTGATCTCGGGGCGGGTCGACAATTCGGTGACGGGTCTGCTTGCCACGGGCTGCACATATTCGGCTGACCTGACGTGGTTTAGCGGGAGCGAGGATCACCGGATCGTCCCGGCGATTGTCTGGCACACGCGGCCTGGCGTCGTTGTCCCGAATTCCTATTCGTCGGCGGTGCAACTTTATCTCGACGAGGACTCGCTGACGGCTGGAGCGCCTGTCGTCGTGGCTCTGGCGACGACAAACGGTGCCGCACAAGTAGCGCTCGCTACCACACAGGCTGGCCTTGCTGCTGCAAGTGCTACGGAAGCTGAAGGCTACAAGGACGATGCAGAGGCTGCTGCTGCGTCAATCGAAGGCACCTACGAAGACCTTAGGATAGCGCAGAAATTGGCTGCTGTAGGGATCGCGACCATTGAGCCTCTATTCACTAGCGCTACCATACTTGCCGATGGCTCGTTCTCGTCAACGTTTGCCGGATGGGGTATGTCTTTCGACTACACACGAACCGGCGATTTCGACGTTACGAGGATATACGCTGGGCTTGAGACAAAGCCCGGTCTTCTGCGGGGCCTTATCGCCAACTCGTCCGGCACTATTCTGATGGAGGCGCACGCTTACGTCGAAGCCAACGGGTATGTGACTTTCACGTGGCCGAGGATCACGACTTCTGCGGATTTCGCCAGTAACGTCGGCTACCTTCTGTGGCAATCCGAGTCGAACTCATCTCGTGTTTGGAAGCCGGACGTCGCCCCAAGCGATTACAGGCCGAACCAAACCACATATCCGGAGTACTACACGACCACTTCCCAATCGGAGGTCGTTGTCGGTGGTTCCATATCGTCCGGCTGGACTGCTGTCTCTGGTGGGTCCATAGGGCTCGCGAATTTCTATGCGGAGTTCCACAACAGCAGGTTGTTCGTGAACCAATCGACGTACATCAAGCCTGTCCGGGCTGCAGTGTCGAATGCGTTCACAGGCGCGGTATCTGTCGTGTCCGGCATGGTCAAACCGAACACCTTCGCAGGCCGGGCGTCCCCGTTTTCAGGTTGGGGCGCGCTCTACACGGTCTCGTCTTTGCCATCCAGCATCAACGGTGTAAGGCTGCCAAACCTGTCGCGGTCTGCGGCGGTGACGAGCGACACTGACAAGTGGGCCACACTGCGGTTTGAGGCTCGCGATGGCAGTACAACAGCGACATTGCTCGCCTACGCCACTATCGAACTCGACCCGGACACGCAGTCTTATCCCGACCCTCTAGACGCAGTGTGGATAAACGCCTCGACGGGCGCGGTGGTCACAGACCTAAAGGCTCTTTTCACCGGCGCTTCCGCATTTGTTGGCTATCGCGCCTACAACATGGCTGGCGGCCCTGCGGTGTGTTCAGAAGTGACTTGCGCCTCTCTCCCGGCAGGTGCGGGTACTTATTACTACCTGGCGAGCAATTCGGGTACCTGGAACACTGTCACAGGCAGCGTCTTCGGCGTTGATTTCACGACACTGACCTCGCCCTCGGTGTCAACGGCACGGAAGTTGTTTAAGCGGCAGGAACCTACAGACCTCTCAAGGCGAGTCGCAAACCTCGAAGCTGGAAGTTTAGGTACATTGGCAATCCCGCCGAAGATGTACCTTGTCGAGTCCCGGCAGTGGAATATGTACTTCGACGGTCTTCTCCCGTGGCTCCCGCAAGGTTTAGCGTTTGATGTTCTGACGACGAAAGGCGCAACGCTCAACGAATGCTATCGCTGGACGCCGGGCACGTCCGACTCCGGCTCCTACGCAATGACGGTGCAAGCCTACAACCAGGCGACAGGTCAGGCGATGGGCGCGCCTGCTACATCCACACTGGTCGTCTCGGACACGGCGGCAGGCAGCGGTGTGGCGAAGAACGTCCTCTACATAGGGGATAGTAAGACGGCAGACGGTGCCGTGGTTACGGAGCTTGTCACGCTCATTGCGGCAGGTACAGGGCTTAATCTAAGTTTCATTGGCTCGCAGGGCTCTGGCTCCGCGAAGCATGAAGGGCGTTCTGGTTGGAGCGCTGGTACTTTCGTGGGTGGGAGTTCGCCTTTCTACAGTGGCGGCGCTGTGGACTTTTCTGCGTATGCAACGGCCATATCTGCGTCATCAATCGACATAGTCATCATCGACCTCGGCGCGAACGACGTATTCTCTGCCGAAAGTGATCCGGCGTTGCTTGGTGTCGGAGGATTTATTGAGTCGATGCTTATCAACATCGAAACGCTCATAACAAAGTTGAAGCTCTACAACGCGAATGTGAAGATCGGGGTCGCGTTGACGACTCCGCCCAGCAAGTATCAAGACGCATTTGGTTCCAGCTACACCAACGATTCCTACAGCGGAAATGCGCAGAACCTCTATCGGTACATGCGCAACATCTACAGGGCGTGGCTGCGCCAGATTCGCTACTTCGGCGGGCGTGAGAGCGAGAACATTTACGTTCTGCCGTTCAACTCTTGCGTGGATCGGGTCAATTCATACCCGTCGTCTTCTGTCGCTGCACATTCCAGGACGGCAACCACAATAACTCGCCAGACGGACGGACTTCATCCCAGCAGTGTCGGAAAGCTGCAAGTAGCGGACGCTGCCTACGCATTTCTGAAAAGTGTCGGGTGAATGGATCGACGTGCCGATCAGAAAGGTTGCGTGATGAACAAGACCTATTTCATATCCCGCGTGAAGTCGTCGCTTTTCGGCGGGCGGATCAGCAAGACGCAGATTGATGGGTTGCTGAAGATTGTCGCGTACCGGGACGAGAAATGGCCGAACATGCCCGACGAGGAATTGGCCTACATTCTGGCGACGGCAAAGCATGAAACCGCCCACACCATGCAGCCAGTGACGGAGTATGGTTCCAAGGCATATCTGCGAGGCAAGCCCTATTGGCCGTGGATCGGTCGCGGCCTTGTCCAGATTACCTGGAAGGCGAATTACGACCGTTACGGGATCAAGAACCCCGAGGACGCCCTGACGTGGCCGGTTGCCCTGCATGTGCTTTTCCATGGGAGCATCTTCGGCACGTTCACGGGGCGGAAGCTGTCCGACTATATCGGGGCTGGAAAGCGCGATTACGTCGGGGCTCGGCGGATCATCAACGGGACGGACAAGGCCAAACTGATTGCAGGCCAAGCCGAGTCGTTTCTGGACGCGCTGAAACAGGCCAAGGAAAAGCCCGCTCCCGCTCAGCAGGTACAAGCTCCCGACCTTGCGGCGGCGGCTCCCAAGCCTGCCGGTATGGTCATGGGTGATCCCGAGGATCAGGCGACGGGCAAGGCCATTACCAAGTCCACCACGGCGGGCGCTGCCACTGTTGCGGGTGCTGCTGGTGCGGCTGGTCCGGCTGTAGAGGCGATTAAGCAGGCGCAGGAAGCCGCTGAGGCTGGCAAGGGCATTTGGGACATAGCGGCGTCTGTAGGCCCGTGGGTGCTGCTGGCGCTCGTTATAGCGGCGGCTGCTGGCTACATCATCTGGGAACGTCGCCGGAAGGCGAGAGAGGAAGGCGTGTGATGCCAGCACTAATCGCATTCGGGTTCCAATACTGGCGATATATCGCCTTCGCTGCTGCGGTGTTGGCCGTATGGGCGTGGCATTCGTCCAAGGTCAGGCAGGCGCGGCAAGCTGGCTATCAGTCCGCCATTGCTGACGTAAACGCCGCTGCAATCAAACTACAGGGCAAGGCTTCGGAAGCGGCGAAAACCGTTGACGCCTGCTTTGCCAAGGGGGAGCCGTGGAAATGGAACCGGGAGAAGCATCAATGCGAGCAATGATTATTCTGGCTTTCGCGCTGGCCTTGGCAGGCTGTCAGACGACCAAGGTTGAAATCGCTCGTCCCTGCGGTGTTCTGGACGATGCGCTTAAGGACGTTCGGGCTAAGGATCGCTCAGGGGATTTCCGCATTGCCCGTCATTATGAGCGGGGCAGGGCGGCGGGGTGTTGGGGGTAGGGTTACTTATAGCGTTGTGCGGGGAACGCAGGACGATCTAGCGGCGTGGGGCTGCGCAGGAATGAAAGTGGGGCATTATGGGCGACGGACTTGAAGCGAGGGTTGCTGTGTTGGAAGCTGTAATCCCATTCGTCATGCAGGCGATTGATGAGCACAAATCAGTCACCGCGAGCTATCATAGAGAAAGCCTAGCCGCTCGCGCTCACACGGACGAAAAGCTAGAGGAGCTTACAAGAGCCGTAGAAGCCCGCGAAAACCAAGCCAAGGGCGCTGTATGGCTATGGGAAGCAGTTAGAGGCGGGGTGTTATTCCTTGCCAGCTTCGGGGCTTTCAAGTGGTTGGGGCTGATTAGGTAGGGTGTCAGCCCTATACTTTGCGATGGCCTTGTCTATGAACCCGCGCGCCTTATCTTCCGGCATCCACCCGGCATCATATGGCCCGTCTCCATAATCTTCCTCGTAATACCATTCAGGATTCCCGATTATGTCCCATTCACCAATGGACACTGACCAATGTTCCCCGCGAGCCCGGAAATAGAATTCTTTCCCGTCAACAGTTCCTTCGGCCTGCACGGGGCAGTTTCCACCAATCCAAGCTAGCTTCATCTCTCATTCCTCCATTCGCCCTATACCCGTAGGGCGGATACCTGAAACGACTTGCCCCGGCGCTTCACGGCGTCGGGGCTTTTTCGTATTGGGGCCTTTCACGAAGGTTGGCGCAGGGCGACGTGAACGCGCCCCTTGCAGGGTTTATTTTTTCGGTCTGCGCGGCGGACAATGCCGCAGCTTTTGCAGCAGGTCATACCGTGCCATTCGTGCCAATCGTGCGTCACGTCGCCATCCACAGGATGATCTTCGCGAAGCTCGCGGCGTCCGGCATTTTGCCCTGCTTGATCCTGCATAGTGACGACTCGCTGATGCCGATTTCTTTCGCCAGCGCCTTCGACTGCACGTCAAATTTCTGCTGGTAGGCTGTCAGAACTTTGCCGAGCATACGAGGGGCCTTTCCTGTCGTTTAGCACTTGTAGCGCGGCATGACGTGAAAATACCCGTCAATTTCGCCAACTGAAATCCGGGCTAAATACACGTCACATTCCGCCGCGCGATCTTGCAAGCTCTGGATGCTGCGGAGCGTATCAGCCTGCTTTCGCTCGTAATACTCGCGCATCACGATAGGGCATCTGCTCGCGCCCGCCTTGACGTAGACCGGAGCCCCGGAATTGTTTGAGTGCCGCATATCAACCAAGTCCTGATAGCGGTAGAATACCGCCTCCTGCTCTGGAATATGCTTCATGTCAGCAGGGTTGCCCATAAATTCAATATCGACCAAATCAAGGTCAACCCGTTCGCGGCTGTGAAAATCACTCCAGAACGTATCATGCAAGTGACCGCCTTTGGCTATGGCTGTCCCACTCTTGCAGTGCATCGAGCGATCAACTCCATGCTTCCAGCGCCAGCGGAATATGTCGCCGTCTTTGAATGTGATCTGCGCTTCCATGATCCGGGCCTTTTCTGTCAGGAGTACATCACAGTGACCATACGTGCCGGAATGCGCGCGATGATCGTGCCGTCCGGGTTGTGAACCGCAACCCAGGGCACATTCGCCATCTCGCCGTTCTCGTCGTAGGCTTCAATCTTTGTGCAGCGCTCGCCAACGCGCCAGCCGCTAGCGTTCTCGCCTTCGAACCACACCCCTGTAATGGGACGCGGATCGCGGCTTAGTTCCGTGTTGCCTTTGGGTAGGTTCATGACGGGCCTATTCTGCGGGTTCGTAGGTTGCTGCGAAAATGTCAGGCTTGCAGGGGTAGAACTCACCCTTCACGCCCTTGATGATCCAGTCGCCGGGGCTGGCCTTCATGACGCCTTCCATCGTAGGAATTTCAAGCCAGCAATCCTTGCGGCTAGTGCCGGTCAATGTCGCCGTGAACTCTGTAAACTCGAGAACGTCGCCCCCGACATCCGCGCCGGTAAACTGTATGGCGTCAATCACAACTGGCTTTTTTCGGTACTTCATTTTTCTGGCCTCACATTCTCGATTTCAGGGATGCGATGCACTCGCGATACATGTGGCGCTTCTCGGCGGCGGCCAGATAGGCCGCGCTGGAAAGATCATAATCCCGCTCGGCCATGGCCGAGTTGATCACAATCTCTGCCGCCTGATAGCGGGTCAGGACCGCAGCGTCGTGCGCCGCATCCCCGATCAATGTCACGGAACCGCTGGAAATTATAGCCGAAGCGGCATTCATCGCCGACTGAAGACGGCCGATGCGGGAGGGATGGTTCGTCATTTTCGTTTCTCCGCCCCTGTGTGGATGCCCCGAGGCGCGGGCACAATTCGAATATGCGCACACCGAAAACAATCTGTCAACAACAATCAAAAACAATAGGGGATAATTGTTGTTGATCTTTTGAAATCCCAGTTTATGCTGCGACGTGATGAGACATCCGAAAATCATCCCCCCGCCAGAACGGCACAAGATCGGGTATGCCCGCGTCAGCACGACGGAGCAAAGCCTGGACATGCAGATCGCCGCGCTCAGGCGCTACGGCGTCGATGAATTGCACGTCGAGAAGGTCAGCACGCGGAAGTCCCGGCGCGAAAAACTGGAACACGCCATCTCGGAAATCCGCGAGGGCGACGTGTTCGTGGTCTGGCGGCTGGACCGGATCGGGCGTTCGGTGGACGACTTGCTGGCGCTGGTTGGCCGGATCACGGCAGCCGGGGCCGATCTGGTCAGCCTGACAGAAACCATTGATATGACTACGCCGGGCGGCAAGATGATGTTCCACATGTTCTGCGCCTTTGCGCAATTCGAGCGGGACATAATCAGCGAGCGGACCAGCACCGGCATGAAGGAATGGATCGCCAAGGGCGGCAAGCCGGGGCGCAAGCCTGTCCTCGATGCGACCAAGACGCAAACCGTCATCGACATGCTGAACGCTGGCGAGACGAAGGCGGCGACGGCGCGGGCGGTGAAGTGCAGCGTCACCACGATCAACAACTATTTCGAGTATGCGGGGCGGCCAAAGGCGTGGCGGCAGCGCAAGGCGAAACCGAAGAAATGAATGGAGTGGGTTGTGGATGACAGCTACAGCCTTGTGGATGCTGCGAAGGAACATCGCGTCCACACGAAATGGGGACACGTCGCGTTTTATGAGGGCGACGGCAAGATTGCCCGCCTCGCGGCTTCGCCTTCCGGTGCCACCATGCTTACGATTGCTGTCCGCAGGCGGGGGGAGAATCGCGGCACTTGGTTCGATCATGAAATATCGTGCCAGTGGCCGGCTGGGCGATCAGATGCGCAAAAACTTTGCTGGATGCTCGACGGGGCCTATCAGCGCGGGGAGATCGCGAAGGCCAAAGCTTTGCGTGAAGTCCTGGAAGTGTAGATCACAACAACGGAGGCATGGGCGATGACAAAACCAAACCCCAATGGCAGGCGCGCGCAGCGTGACCAATTCAAGCCACCTAAAGAGCCGGTAGAGGTCGCCTGCCTGCATTGTCGTGGCGTCTTCATGTCAAATGAAATGAAGTATGAAAACCGTGGCGTCACGCTATGGTGGTGCCCCGATGAGAATTGTGACGGTGCCGGTTTTGGCTTTGATCTTCATGAAACTTCTGAGCCGTTCGGAGCGAACATAGCCAATGGGCGGCGCGCTGCAATGGCGTGCGCATAAATAGGAGGCGTGACCGATGATTGTCTTGGATAGAGATTTGAAGCCAAGTCAGGCGACCGTAGAACGGTCTGGCGATATTGTGCAGATAACCGTCCGATGCAGTTCCGACCAAGAAGCGGTTTTGGCGTTCAACAACATTCTTGAGCAGATGAAGGGCGGGCACTTGTCCATCTCATTCGACACTGCCGAGGCTAAATAAAAGGAGCGGATCGTGGTTCTTTTTCGCATTCAAGACAAAGAAGGGCGCGGCCCGTTTCGTCCCGGCTTCTCGACACAATGGGCCGACGCGACGGGCGGGAAGATGCTGCCGCCCATTTACAAAGAACTCGGGATTGATCCGACCAAGCTGCGCGACATCGTGCCGAAGGGACTGCACTGCGGATGTGCGTGCAAGACGCCGACACAGCTACAGGACTGGTTCACGCGGGCAGAACGCCGCCGCCTCCTGGCGCTCGGATTTGGGATTGTACGCTTTGAGCCTGACGTGATTATTGCCGAGACGCCTAATCAGGTTTTGTTCGGCTGCACGGAGCCGCTTTCAACGCTGCCGAGAATTTCGGCCTAACAACAAGGGAGACTGAGGCGATGGCAAGTGGTGCCCTACGGCGGTCGAGCTTTACAAAGCTGCGGGAAAGCACGTCGCGGTGCATGTGGATTACATCGAACGGATTAATGAGCTTTTGGCCGCAAAGCCTAGCGAAAAGCCCGACAAGGCAACCCGCATGGAAGCCGTCGAGAAAGTCCGTCGAGAATGGGCGCTAGGCGACATAGCGGCAACGATAGGAGAGCGAACGTGAGAAAGCTTAGGCTTCTGGACCTGTTTAGCGGCATAGGCGGCTTCTCGCTTGGGCTTGAACGATCCGGCGCGTTTGAAACCGTTGCGTTCTGTGAAATCGAAGAATTCCCCCGCAAGGTGCTTGCGAAACATTGGCCGAAGGTTCCCTGCTATGACGACGTTAGAACGCTCACTGCCGCAAGACTGGCTGCCGATGGAATTGCCGTCGATGCAATCTGCGGGGGGTTCCCGTGCCAGGATATCAGCACGGCCGGGCGAGGCGCAGGGCCTGCCGGCGAACGGTCGGGGCTTTGGTCAGAAATCAAAAGACTGGTTGGCGAATTGGGACCAGCATTCGTCATCGTGGAAAACGTGTCAGCATTGCTTAGTCGAGGGCTTGGAGACGTTCTCGGAGACCTGGCCGCGCTCGGGTATGACGCGGAATGGCATTGCATACCAGCTTCCAGCGTCGGCGCTCACCACAGACGCGACAGAGTTTGGATTATTGCCTACCCCCACAAAGTCGGCGTTATCGCCTCCGACTGGTCAGAAGCTTGTCAACCGGACGAACATGACGCGCGGTGTTCCGTTGTCCGAATGGGTAGCCAGGCAGAAGATGTGGCCAACTCCATCGGCCTCAGACAATCGGGACAGGGGAAACTTATCCAGCCCTGCCGTGAAGCGTCGATCATTGATCGGCAAACAGTTGATGCTTTCGCAGGTAGTCTCGGAGGAATCTGGCGCACTGAACCCGCCGTGGGTCGAGTGGCTAATGGGATTCCTGATAGGTTGGACAGACTTAGGGCCCTCGGAAACGCCGTAGTCCCTCAAATCCCTGAACTTATAGGCCGCGCGATTGGCGCTTCAATTCAAGCAGGAGGGGGCAAATGAAATCGGCAGCCGTCATGGATCGGTATAAGCAGGAAGTCGCAAAAGGCTGGAAAACGCTAGAAAGTGTAGTGCTCCGCGAACAGCGCGAGGCTGTTTGGTCGCAAAACCTTGTGCGCAAATTGCGGAAGGCTGGATATCGCGTTGAGCCTGCGGAACGCGTTCCCGGGTTGTGGAATGTTGACGGGCGTGAATTGACCGAAGGCCAAATGTTCTCGCTGCTGCGGCAGTTGTAAAAGGAGGGATAAATGAGCTACGTTCGCAAGGAAGTGCTGGCGGAAGGGGTGACGCTGTACCTTGGCGACTGCCGGGAAGTGCTGCCGACGATTGGGCGCGTGGACGCCGTTGTGACGGACCCGCCATATGGCGTTGGCTACGAAGGCAGCACAACCAAACACGGAACGAATGGTTCTGCGTACATATCTTTTGATGATACTCCCGAGAGTATAAAGGAAATCTGCGTTCCTGCAATACGCGCAGCAATGGAAATTTCGCGGTCCGGCGTCATGACTCCCGGCAATGCAAACGCGCATTTGTACGACACGCCAAGAGCGCAGGGGGCTATATTCTATCCATCTGGCGCTAATGCTGGCCCTTGGGGTTTCGTCTGTTCGCAGCCTTTGTTTTACTACGGAAAAGACCCTTTTCTCGCTCGTGGTATGGGCAGTCAACCTAACGGATTCTCCACGACAGAAGCAACAGACAGGGCGATTGAGCACCCATGTCCAAAGCCTATTAAGCAAACGGAATGGATGGTCAGGCGCGTTTCATTTGAAGGCGAGACAGTGCTTGACCCATTCATGGGCAGTGGAACAACTGGTGTCGCTGCTGTGAAGCTAGGTCGCAAATTCATCGGCATCGAAATCGAGCCTAAATACTTCGACATAGCCTGCCGCCGCATCGAGGACGCCTTGCGGAGGCCAGACCTATTCATCCCCACTCCCGCCCCAAAGGCAAAGCAGGAAAGCTTTCTGCCATGAAAGACTGCTACGTTTACATTATGACGATGCGCGAGCGCGGATCGAATGGCCGCGACTTTGTGAAAGTTGGCATCAGCAGCAACCCAAAGCATCGGCACAGTTCTATCCAGACAGGGAGTGGATCATGAAGCCGAACGACAAAGTTGCGCAGCTATCCAATTACCGTCCGCACGAAGCAGCTTACGTAGCCTGCATGGAATGCGCTCAGGATTGGACTGCGGTGTTCCCTGCTGGTGTAAGCAAGCTCGAATGTCCAAAGTGCAAGGCATTAGCCGGGGAGCCCGTGCAGATACATAATCGCGATTGGTTCATGAGGTTTGTGCGCGGCGGGGTAAACCAGCAACAGCAAATGTTGGTTTGCTTGAACGCGAACAGGATGGAGAACCCGTAGTGCAGAAGCGCATTCAGCGGAAACGCGCCAAAGGCTGGCGGATGCCGGGCGGTGCGGTCAACGTGACGAGACCGGGTAAATTCGGGAACCCGTTCACGATTGAGGGATGCCGTGACGCGGGCTTTCGTGGTGACGACACTGCTATTGCCGCCCGTTGCGTCGAGGCGTTCCGCGTTTGGGTTGACACTGACTATTGGCAATCGAATTGGAGCGGCCCAGAAAGCGAACAGAAGCGCCGCAGGTTGCGCGAATGTCTGCCAGCACTTCGCGGCAAAGACCTCGCCTGCTGGTGCGCGCTCGATCAGCCTTGCCACGCTGACGTGCTTCTCGAATTGGCAAATAAATAGGAGAGATTGCCAGCCGATGGAATGTGGCCATGCTAATCCATGATGCGAGACCACTCCCACGCTTCGGCTTCAGTAAGGGCACGGTACAAGCAGGAAGATTTCGATCTGGGGCCTGCCGCTGTTGCAAACCGTGTAGCGGTTGTGTGTGTCTGCAGCACCTCAACAGCACTGTCGGCTGGTAAACACTAAAGGAGACTAAGGCGATGGGGCTGCGCAAGCTGACAGACAAGCCGCTGGAAAGGCCAAAGGCGATGACTTACGGGGAGTGGCATCGCACGCCGTTTTGGCAGCGGTGGTTGGGCAAGCCCGCATTCAGAAGAAGCGTCTATGCTTCTGCCATGATAGGCGGCGGCTGGGACGGTTGGGAATGGTCCGAGAACCCCCATGTCTGAAGGACGTCGCACTTTAAGTTGGTTCTCATGCGGGGCGGCGTCTGCTGTGGCAACAAAGCTGCGGCCTGATGCGATCCCCGTGTATTGCGAAACTGGCGCGGAACATGAAGGCAATGCCGACTTCCTGATGGCGTGCGAAGCATGGTTTGGGCGGTGTGTCACCCGCATTCATTCTGATAAGTACGCCGACACATGGGACGTTTGGGAGAAGCGGAAATACCTTGCCGGAATCGCTGGCGCAGTCTGCACCGTTGAAATGAAGGTGTCGCCTCGTCTCGTATTCCAGCGCCCGACAGACATTCATGTTTTCGGGTACACAGCGGATGGGCCAGACATTGAACGCGCACGCCGCTTGCGGGCGAATTACCCGGAGTTGCGCATAGAGACGCCTCTGATTGATCGCGGCCTGAACAAGGCTGCTTGCATCGAAATGGTCGCGCGGGCGGGCCTGCCAGTCCCGGCAATGTATGCGCTCGGCTTCCAGAACAATAACTGCATCCCCTGTGTGAAAGCGACCAGCCCGGCCTATTGGGCGTTGGTCCGCAAACACTTCCCCGAGAAGTTTGGCCGCATGGCGCGGCTAGCGCGCGAGCTTGATGTGCGCCTATGCCGGATAGGCGACGAACGGGCATTCATTGATGAAATCCCGCTCGATCAGGCGACGACAAATCCAATTCAACCGTCATGCGATTTTCTCTGTCACTTGGCAGAGCAGGATTTCGAGACGGTCAACATCTAAGGAGCCAGCAATCATTCATCACCTCGATCTTCTCGCTTTACGGATATGCGCCACCTCGACGATCTGGGTCGCATTCTCTCGATCATAGCGCTGGGGCCTCATGGGGCTGGCGCGTCTTTCTTCATGCTGATGTCGGCGAGTTCGCCCATGGTGAGGTGGCCGGGGGGTTTGGGCCTGCGCGGCGCGGTGACATCGCCCTTGCCGGCATCGGATGCGGCTCTTGCATCCCGCTCTGCGACGAGTTCCTTGATCGCCATATACGCTGCATCACGCGTGACGCCGTCGAACGGGCCGCATTCCAGGCGGCGGAGAATTTCTGAATAGTCCTTCTTCATGTCGGCTCCTTCATCGCATCGATGTTGCAGTGGTGGACGGTGAACGTGTACGCGCTCATGGAACGTGCTTCCATGTTTTGCCTGCGACGGCAGCCCGGATGACCGATTGATCAACACCGAAAACACTGGCAGCGTCGACGGCGTTCCAAAGTCCGTTCGGTATAGCTACCCGCAATATTGCAACCGCCTCTTCAGTGAGTTTTGCGGCGCCGTGTTTCGACCCAATTGATGCAGTGCCGTGACGGCGCTTGTCTGCTTCATTCTCCGCGGGCGTTCCCCATGCGAGATTGCCGGGCAGATTATTTGTTTTGCTTCCGTCAAGGTGGCGGACTTCATTTGTCGGGGATGGCTTTTGTCCGTGGAATGCTGCGCAAATTAAGGTGTGAACGTTACGCGACCGCCCGCCGCTCTCTCCGACCAGGCTGACAAATGTATAACCAGTGTCGCCGGTCGATTCGAAAAGCCTAAATGGATATGGTTTACGTGCGTTCACGCGGGCTGATGAAAAGCAATAGATGTGCCCATCGGACCCGGCTTTGTATTTCTCGCTTATTCCCGGTATCGGCTTTAATTGTACGCCGTCGGGGAGCCCCAAATAGTCAGCCATTGCGCACCTCCGGCATGCCGTTGTGCTCGACGCCGTCGAGAAGGCGGCCGGCAGCCTTCTTGCCGGTCTTCCACATAGAGGGCCCGCCTTTCCAGAATTCACGGCTCCATCCCGGCAAGACAACGTCTTCCGGAGACTGAATCTCTGCGACCCATTCGCCCCACTGCTTGAAGTGGAACGCCACGCCTGCCGCCGCGCACTGATCGCGCAGGGACCGCGCCCAGTCGGGGTGCATCGGCCGCGCGCCAGGGCCGCTCTCGCCGCCCGCAATTACCCACTGCACTGCGGGCCGAAAGCCGATGCACGCGCCAACCTTTTGCCCGGTCGGCCTTGACCAATCGATGCCGTGGATTTCATCGGGCTCCAGATATTGCGCGATGTCCAGCGGGCCCAGCAGCGGTTCGCACGACAGGAAGTGCACGCGCGCCGGCACGCTCAGCAGATGCGGGATGCGCCGGTCGGCCTCTTGTTGGTTCTCGACCGTCGTCCCAAGCCAGACATTCTGGTAGCCTGTATCGGGCCAGTCGAACGGCACAAATTTTTCGATGTTCTGCGGGCGCTTCGTCAGCAGAAGCCAGTCCAGATGCGGCGTCGACCTGATCAACGCCCAGAGATCGGTGCGCCATTCCTGTGGCACCTGATTGTCGAACACGTCGGCAAGGCTGGCGCAAAACACCTTCGCGCGAACGCCGGCGCTTGCCGCGGCGCGATCCCACTTCAGCGGCTGCCGCCAGTTCTGAACCGACGTGCGCCTGCGCTCGCCCTGCCAGAGCGCCGCGCCGCCGGTGCGCTTCGCCCATCCCTCTGCATAGCAGTGATCGCACGCGGGGCTGATCTTCGTGCAGCCGACCCACGGATTCCAAGAGTGATCACACCACTCAATTTTGCTGTTCTCAGCCATTTTTCACAGCCTCTCTGATTTCATCGAACGACATCGGCGCGATGATCGCAGCGATTTGTTCGCGTTCCTTCGCGGTGTATTCACAAATGAAAAGCTCTTCGCGCTTCCCCAGCCGAAGCCACGTCAGCCGGCGCACGCAGTCGCGGACCTCGGCACGCATGTATTGCTGGAAAAGCTTGTCGTGGACGCCCTTCATCCGCGCGGCGTAGGCAGGATGTGCATAGGCTTCCGGGTAAAGCCGGCGGAGATGCTCGCGGGAGAACGCGCTCTCGATCGCATCCCATTCCTTCTGCGCAGGCCAGCGGTATCCGCCCCTGTCCGGGGCATCAAGGCTTGCGCGGCCGGTCGCAGTGCTAGGCATTCTGCGTCTGATGCCTCGCCATGATCTGCCGGGCGCGTTCCTTGTGCTCTTCGGTGATCTCGCCGGCGATCATGCCGTCGAGGCCGAACCTGTGCGACCCTTCGATGATTGCGAGTTGGTACGCACGGCCCCCTGCATAGTCACCGAAGAACAGCTTGATATCGCTGCGTGGGATGTCAGGGCATTGGGCGATGACGTCGTTGGCGATCCCGATCTTGAGCGCGATCTTTGGCGACCCCTTCGGCATGAATGCGAGCGGGAACCGCTTGACAAGCTGCTCCCTGACATCGGCGCATATCGTCGACTTGCGGCCGGCCCTTCGCTCGCGAGGCTTCTTCTCTTCGCTCATACCAACCCCCTTTTTTCGGCAAGCCATTGAGGCATCTTCACGTTGACGTGCCGCCAGAACGTGCACGCGCCAGGTTCGCGTCTCTCGCGGTCCATGTGCTCGATCTCGACCTGAGACTTCGGCAACCAAATCATCGGCGCCGCGTCAGATGGGTTTTCGAGCGTCTTCATGCCCCAAGATTTCTCAGGGTGAGCAATCGTCATAAGCGCGAGTTCGATCTCAACCATTGGCATCGGCATCGGTGCGCTCCGCGTGTGGTTCGACAAAGGTTTCAACCCAAGTCTTGCTGACGTCGGGGTTCGCAGCCTCAGCCGCTGCCTCGGCGAGATGCCCGGCGTATCGCCGGCACATAGCCGACGAAGGGCGCTGTTTCGGCGCAAGGTGCGGGCAGTCGCGTACGCATTGATCGGGCCTGCATCCGCGCCAGGTATCGTGCGCGCGGGAGATGGCGTCGGCGATGTCCTTCATTGCTGCACCTCGTTAGCGCTCATTCTGATATCTCCGTGCGATCTCGCCGCCGCCCAGGGCGCGAAGCTGGTCAAGTTTCGTGGTGGACCGCTCAGGCTTCGGCCTTTGCGGAATCGGGTGTTCCGGCTCGTTGCGCAAACCGAGATGCTTCTTTGCCGAACGGTCGGCTTTGTTTTTTTCCTTGTTGTCCTTTGCGGTCTTCTTTTTGTGCACGACAGGAAACACGGGCCGGAGATTGCTCTCCCGATTGCCGTTCACGCCCTTGCATTTGATCAGCGGCCACAGGTGGTCGAGGTCCGGCTTCACTGGGCCGAAGGGGACGCTGGTGACGAAATCGCGGCGGTCCCATGTGTCGACGACCCGGAGGCGCACGCTCGCCGGCGGAGCCGTGTCCGGAGTCTTGCCGATCCATTCTTTCGGCAGCCGTTGCCCGTTCGCGTGGATCTTCGCCTTCCATGCGTCGTAGTTCTCAGCGATCTTGCGCTCAGCAAGTTCGGAAGGGATGGGCTTCGGCTTGCGCGTCATGGCTTCCCCGCAATGCCGCAGTAGAAGACCTCTTCGTACTGGTGATATTCGGACGGCGGCGGGCTCGGCTCGGTTTGCCCGATGTATTTCTGCTGGTATGCCCCGTTCTGATTCTTCCATCCATATTGCCGGAACGCCATGCAAGACTTACCAATGCACGTTGTTTGGGAGCGGATGCCGCGAATCATCGGGCACAGTTTCTCAGCAGCTTCGTTTTCTGTGACAATCATTGACGCGCCTTCCTCAGTTCCTTCTGCGCCTTGCGGACCGCATGCGCTTCGTCACCATCTCCGCTTATTGCTTCGTTCTTTCGCTTCCCGCTTCAGTGCTTCGATGTCGATGCCAGGCGCGACTTCGCTTTCAATGAACGTCACCACGGCGTCGATAAAGTCCTTCATCTGGTCTTCGTCCATTTCGGCAAGAGAGCGGAAATTCCATTCCGCTACCTTGCCCTTTCGAACGATCATCCCGTCAACCCACCCGAAGCGAACCTTGCACGCCATCTTGATGCCTTCGGCTGTCCAAGAAGCACCCCCTTCGCGCGCGTTCTCGGCTCCGATGCGGAACAGCCAGTGGCAAAAACGTTGTTGTTTGTTGGTCGGCGGTTTGTAGACAAAGACCTCCAGAAGCTTCCCCTCATCAAGTTCGGCCAAAGCTTCGCGGTCAATGCGCGCGCCCGGCACGCATTGGCCATCACGCCAAACCAAAATTGCGATGGGGGTTTTCTTGACCATCAGCCAGCGGCCTTGTCGGCAGCTTCAGCGATGGCGATTTGCTCTTCCATGTCGGGCATCGCATCAACGACCGCGGCGTCCGCTTCGCTGATAGTCTTGTACCAGCGATTGAAAGCGGTCGTGCCTTTCTTGGCCTTCTGTCGTGCCAGCTCGCGGATGATCGCTTCAGGGTCTCGCTGAGCGGCAAGCGCCATGTCGAGTTCATGCGGCGTTGGCGCTGCCGCCGATGGCTGCGGCGCGTCCGCAGACACCGCCGAAGGCTTGTCGCCGGGGAAGCCGTCATCGTCATCCGCAGGTGGTGGTGGCGGTGTCTGCGAAGTTGCCGGCGGCGGAGCAGGGTCCGCTTGCTGCGTTGCCGCAGCCTGCTCTTTCGCCGCCGGCTTCCCCTCTGCGCCCCTACGCCTGGACTTCTTCTCGGGCTCAGGTTCCTTCTCCGCCTCTACCGTAGTCTCCGGCATCTTGGCGGCGTTTGCTTCAATGCGGTCGACGGCACGCTCGTAGTCAGCCAGCGCGCGTTGCTGGAATTCGCGCGGCAACTGGTCGAGCTCGTGAAATGCGTCGCGCAATTCCTCGGCGACCTCGAACGTTTTTGCCGCCTTCAGGTTCGCGGCAAAGTCTTCGTAGACCGCATTCCAGTCCGTGCCGCCCTGCTGCTCGACTACGGTGTCGACATGCTCATCTTCGTGCGCGGGAGAGCCGCTATCGCCGTGGGACGAAGGCTGCGGCTCCCCCGCGCTCCCCCGCGTGCCTGCGGTTATGGCGCCGCCCGCATGCTGGGTAACTGGGTCTTCTTCGGGCGGCGGGGGCGGCGGCAGAGGCCTGTTGTACGCCGTCGGGACGGACCTGAGCTCTGGAAATTCTGCTGCGTCCTCGACGTCGATCGCGGAAGCAACCTCCGCCGAAAGGGATTGCCTCTTGATCAGGCGCCGGATGACCGTCTTCTTGGCCATCTCCACTTCATCGGTTGACCAAGGCGTCGAAGAAATCTTCTTGTCGACATACGCCTTCCATCCATCGGACCTGTCCCGGATTCGGTGAATGTCTTCAGTTGACATCGGTTCGTAATCGAACCCGCCATCCTTGAATTTTATGACGGCATAGTAGCCGATAACGGGGCCGCGGGCGCCGAACATGAGCGGGCGATGCAGAATGCGTTCGTCGGTTCCCATGTCGACGACGAACTCGTCAGCTTGGCAGACTTCGCGCGCATATATCTTCTCGACGTTGCCGCTCTGCCGGGCCAGCTTAACCATCCCGCGATAGCCAATGCGAAGCTGGGGCTCTTTGTTCTTGGTCTTATAGTTGTAGGCTTCGATGATGTAGGCTTCGCCGAGCGCGGGATCGAGCAGAAGTCCAAGGGCCGCAGCCTTGGAAACTTCGCGGAAAACCAGCGACGGGTGATATCCCATCAGTGCCGGGTTGATCATCAAGCAGTTATGCAGATTGCGTTCGTACACGGCTGGCTTGATGTGCGAGGGCAGGCCCCGGAAGATTTCGTCTTTCTTCTGCGGCGGCAGGATTTCCATGACGAACTGATCGACGGTCACACGCGGGCGCGCCTGTTCTTTGTTTGCCACTGCATTCGCCATCACCGCACCCCTTCCTTGATTTCGATCTTCGTGCCGGGAACCGGCTGCTTCGTGATTGAGAACTGGCGCTCTGCCCATGCGCGCGCGTCGTTCTTCGCCGCGTCGCTCTTCATGTAAGCGGCAAGCAATTCGGCTTCGTCGACGACAACCACCACCTCACGCTCCCGCACGCGGAAGCTTCCGCTGGTGGACAATTCGACCGTGGGCGGGGCGACGACCACGGCGCCGACCGGTGCGGCCGCGCGCGCTTCCATCGCCGCTTTCTCAGCCGCCCGACGCTCTTCTTCAGCCGCGCGGCGCTTGGCCAGCACATGCTCTTCGGCGGCTTTCTTGACCGCCTTCTCCATCGTCTCGGCAGCGCTGGTGACAGGCTTCCAGCTTGCGTCGATCTCACGGCCCTTCTGGAGCACGGGCTCTTTCTCGGCAGCCCGCGCCTTGTCGGCCTTGATCTTGAATTGCTGGAAGTCCCTGGCGTAGCCGCCGGCGGTGCGCTCGTGATCGTCGGTCGTGATCTTCCCGCCGATCTCCTTCAGCCATGCCTTCCACTTGGCCTCGAGTTCCTGAATCGAGCCCAGCAACATGACGTGCGGCGGGACGGTCTCCGAATTGCTGAGCGTCGGTGCTGGCTGAGCCTCGACGACCTCGACAGGTTTCACGGCCTCAACGGCCGCGTCGCCATTCGTCGCCTTTTCCTGTTCGCGCTTCGCCCTGGCGTCGAGGATCAGTTGCGGCGTCCAGACCTTCACGCTGGCGGCATCCGCAGCCTTCTTCGTCTTGAAGGCGTCGTAAATGAACGTGGTGTAAAGCTCCGGCCAGTCGCCGCCGTCCACGATCTGCTGATACAGGTTGTGTGGAATCGGGTAGGCGAATGCGCCGCCGGTTCCGAGCGTCTCCTCGATGACGGCCTTATCTTCCTCGATACGCTTGCCGATCGTCCCGGACATGCGGGCCGAACCGTCATCTTCGTACCAGACGGCGACGGCCTCCCAGCCCTTGCCCTTCCAGAACCTGCGCCAGTACCCGGCGATATTGTCAGCGTTCGGCTCGATCGTGGCGACGCCCTTCAGGCGCTCACGCCACACGACGTACCGTGGTGGAGAGGTGTCAGCCATCCGCTCAGCCCTCCGCGGCTTCGGACGGCGGCGCAGGCGGCGCACTGGCGGCAGCGCCGCGTTTCTTGCCGCTGCCGTTCGGGGCGCGCTTGCGCTCGCCGGCGCCAAGGCGAGCCGTCTTGATCTTGTGCGCGAGGATTTCGATCGCGTCGGCGTGCGCCTGGAACTCCGGCTCCCGCGCCATGATCCGCTCGATGTCTTCCGTCGTCAGGCCGACGAGCGCGCGCTTCGGATCCT